GTATATGCGTGCTAAGACCACCCTTATGGATTTTATAAAAATTACCATTTCCAAAATAGATGACAAGTAATTATTGACTATTGTTGACCAATACAGACTTGACAAAAGAAAAGGGCTCCCGATGGTCGCCCAAGGACATCATACGTCCTACGAGCAAAGACCACCGACGAAGCCCACCTTAATTGGATCGCCCAAGGACCATACAGATAATTCTCTATATAACACTTAAAGGGAATTACCTTTGACAGTAATAATTAATTATTAACTCCATAATTAACACTAAGGGTACCCCTATTAGCCCCCCCTAATAAGATATTATAACACATTTTTGTCATTTTGTCAAGAAAAAAATTCAATTATAAACTTTTTTTTACATTATGTACGATTTTGCTTGACAAATGAAGCAAATTATGGTATAATACGCAGTATAGGAATATAGATGGAGTTTTTTTTATGCCAATGCCGTACAAAGGAGGTCGAGCAAAAGCTCAAGCTCGGTACAATTCTAAACCAGAACAAGTCTCTAACCGGACTTCTCGTAATGCTGCACGAGCCAAGATGGAAAAAGCTGGTCGAGTAAGCAAAGGTGATGGTAAAGACGTTGCTCATAAAAACAACAACCCAAAAGATAATAGTAAAAGCAACCTTGCAGTTCAATCTAAGTCAACTAACCGATCACATACACGAATGAAAAAGAAATAAATCATGGCTCTGACTACTAAACTTTCTAAAAAAATGCTTGCTGCTATTGAAACAGGTGATCCAGAAATAGTTCTTGAAGCTCTTACTATTAAACAACAGCGATTCTGCCATGAATATCTAAAAGACCTTAATGCTTCTAAAGCCTGCCTACGAGCTGGTTACGAAACTAATAACCCTAATCGTGTTGGACCAGAACTTAAAAACCACCCCGCAGTTAAAGTAGCTCTTAAATACCTTCTGGAAGAACGCAACCATAAAATGAATGTGGATGCAAACTTTGTTCTCGACAAAATCATCAAATCAATGGAACGTGCGGAAGCAAAAGGAAACGAAGCTTCAGTCCTACGAGGTGCGGAACTCCTTGCGAAACACCTTGGAATGTTTGTCGATAGGCAAGAAATTAGTGGCCCTAATGGTGAAGCAATCCACGTCAAAGAAGAACAGCTACGGCAAACGGCTGAAGAATTTAAAAACAAAATTGTAAGTTTGTCACGTAAATCCAACAACGCACTTAAACTTGTAGAAAATGAAGAAGAAGATTAATAATGGACGGAAACAATAAAATTATCATTGTAACAGTACCGGCGGATGACGCCCTTCTTGCAACTTCGTAAACACAGTTCTTATGTCAAATAAAAGCCCAGCGGAAATATTTGCTAGTATGCCTCTAGAAGAACGTGAAGAACTTCTGGATAAAATGACTAACGAAGAATTAGCGGCTCTCCGTTGGGATTGGTCCTTTTGGGCCCGGCCAAATCAAATTGCCCCGGAAGGTGATTGGAATACTTGGTTGGTTCTGGCAGGACGAGGCTTCGGGAAGACCCGTATGGGGTCTGAGTGGATCAGGGAACTCGCCCACAAATATCCCGGATGCCGAATTGCTCTGGTCGCTGAGACGGCTGCTGATGCCAGAGACGTTATGATTAAAGGGGACAGTGGATTACTTTCAGTAGACCCGGTTCTCAACGATGATTCTTGGTCCCCTACCAATCGCTGCCTTACGTGGCCCAATGGGACTAAAGCATTTACTTACAACGGTACAACACCCGATCAGCTACGTGGTCCTCAGCATCATTTTGCTTGGGTAGACGAACTTGCAAAGTTTGAATACATGCAAGACGCTTGGGATCAGCTTATGTTCGGTCTACGTCTTGGTGAGCATCCCAAAGCGTTGGTCACTACTACTCCACGACCTCTCCCTCTTATTAAAAGGCTTGTTGATGATCCTGACACCGTTGTTACTAGAGGTGCTACATTGGACAACGCCGCAAACTTGGCGAAATCCACAGTCAAAGCTCTCTACGACCGATACAGTGGAACAAGACTCGGTAGACAGGAACTTGACGGAGAAATTCTAGGGGATATTCCGGGGGCTCTTTGGTCACGAGAACTTATTGATAGTTCAAGAGTGAAAGAAGCACCAGAAGACCTTGAAAAAGTTTATGTGGCTGTTGATCCTGCTACATCAAGTAACGAAGGGGCAGACGAACACGGTATTGTGGTTGTTGCACTTGCAAGAGACGAAGATGGTTATGCACATGGATATGTACTTGAAGACGCAACTTGTAAAGGAACACCTGAAGAATGGGCTAGCAAAGTTGTCAAACTGTACCGTAAATGGGAAGCAGACAAAGTTATCGCTGAAAAAAACCAAGGGGGTGAAATGGTCTCAAGTGTCCTCAAAGCTCAAGACCGAACTCTCCCAATTAAATTGGTACATGCGTCCCGAGGCAAGGTGGTACGTGCAGAACCTATCTCTGCCCTTTATGAACAGGGGCGTATTCACCACGTTGGTAGTTTCGATCTTTTAGAAGATCAAATGTGTACTTTTTCAGTAGATCAGGTACGAAACTCTTCTACAGGTTCTCCTGACCGCGTAGACGCCCTTGTATGGGGCATTACAGAGCTTTTTGAGAAGATTGCAGGTAGACCTAGCCGTAAGAACAAAAACACGCTCAGCGGCCCCTCTACGGGCTTCTCAGGAGGTATTCCTTCACAGTGGGTAGATTCCGGTTCTTCTAGAACATCATGGATGGCTAATTAAACTATGAATGCAACAACCAGCTACGAAAACGTTGATAAACGAAAAGACGGTGAAAAAGACGAAGGGACCATCCTTGACCGTCTTTATCATGAAGCTGTAATTTCAAAAAACTACATTCCCGAGGGTTTTGATTCTCGTGAAGAGTTTCTTGAGGACATGCGTCATCAGTACGAAGCAGATGTAGAGTCTGATCGTGTAAACCGTGAAGAGGCCCTTGAAGATAAGAAGTTTTCGGCAGGGGAACAGTGGGACCCACGAGTTCTTCGTGAACGGGAAAATCTTCCTTGTTTGGTAATTAACAACATTCCTCAGTTCACTGCTCAACAAGTAGGCGACTGGATTCAATCACGTAAGGCAATTAAAGTTGTACCTTCAAATGACGAAGATACTGATATTGCAGAGATTCGTGGGGATGTTATCCGGTCTATCGAAACACAAAGTCGAGCAGATAGGGTTTATTCTAACGCTTTTGAAAGTCTCATCCAATGTGGTGATGGGGCTTTCCGTGTATGTGTAGAGTACGCTCGTAACGACGTATTCGACCAAGACATCTTCATTAAACAGATTGATGACTGCCTAAGTGTTGTGTGGGATCGGTTCTCTACGGACATTACTGGTCGAGACTCTCGGCGGGTATTTGTCAATGACCGTCTTCCTATTGAAGAGTTCAAAGCAAAGTACGGTAAAGACACACCTGAGAGTGTTCTCGAAGACGATACTGTAATCAGAAAGCTTGACGGCACTGACTGGGTAGATACTGAGTCCTACCAAATCACCGAATACTGGCGTCTTATTGAACGTAAGCGTCTAATGGCTCTATTTGAAAACGGTAAAATCTTTATTATTGATGATGATAATTATGAAGATATTATTGCCGCTAACGGTATGCCTGTAAAGACTCGTCTCACTTGGGTTACTTACGCGCAGATGCATCTTTGCACAGGTTTTGAAATCCTTGATGGACCTTACGAGTATCAACTTAACCGTCTTCCTATTATCCGTATGTCAGGACGAGTGACTAACATTGCTGGTCGTCGCGTACGGTATGGCATGATTCGTTGGATGAAAGATGCCGTACGGATGAAGAACTATTTCCGGTCTGTGGCTGCTGAACAGCTTGGGTATGCCCCTAAAGCTAAGTGGATGGTTACTGCAAGCGCAGTTGAAGGGCGTGAAGACGAGATTCGTCAAGCACACACTAAGCGTGATCCACTGATGATCTTTAACGATGAAGCAGTGTTTGGACAAAACGTTCTACCTGTTCAACCTCCCGGTATTGAATCGGCCTTGCTCAATGAAGCGAACGTCAATACACAGGATATGAAAGATGTCACTGGTATCCATGATGCCTCACTCGGTATTCGGTCTAATGAAACCTCGGGTCGGGCTATTATGGCAAGACAGCGAGAGGGCGATGTTGCCAATCTTCAATTCCACGATAATGGTAACGCCTCAATTCTTGAATGTGGAGATGTTATTAATCAACTTCTTCCTCAAATCTACGATGGTAAACGAATTATTCGTGGTATCGGAGAAGACGAAAAAACTAAGTTTGTAAAGATCAACGATCCTTACGACCCTGAAGCAATTGATATGTCGATTGGAAAGTTTGACGTAGCTCTCAGTACTGGTACTTCTTACACCACTAAGCGTGTTGAAGCTGCACAAGCTATGATGGATGCTATTCAAGTTTGGCCACAACTTATGTCTGTTGCCGGAGACCTTGTTGCTAAGGCTCAAGATTGGCCCGGAGCAGATAAGCTTGCAGAACGGCTTAAGAAAACTATTCCTCCTCAGTTCCTTGAGGAAGATGATGAAGACGCAATGGGTATCACGCCTGAACAGCTTCAAGAGCTTCAGCAAGCTCTACAACAGCTTCAAGCTCAAAATATGGAACTTCAGCAGAACCTTAAGGATAAGCAAGCTGAACTTCAAATTGATGCTTATAATGCAGAAACTCAACGTATTCGTGCGCTATCTGATAATCAGGTTGACGCAACTGAAACCAATTACAAGGGCATTAAAATGATCCTTGACTCGGCTTCAAAGGTTGATGAACTTGACCTTCGTAGTGCGATTGAACAGAATAAACCGACTACCGGAGGCTCTACTAATAGTGCCAAGCCTTCCTCCGGACCTCAGTCGCAAACATAAGGCAAGATTGGCAAACTCGGTTAAAGGACCGCAAACCTTACTATGAGCGAAAATCTCGATAATAACAACAACACTAACGAACCAACTGAAACCGTTGAAACTACTAACGAACCTAGTCTTGATGATTTTGAGACTGAGTTCTTTTCCTCGGGGAATAATAAGGCGCCCGTAAAAAAGCCTGATGTAGAAGAAACAGTCGAAGAAGAAGATAGTGTTGAAGAAACTACTTCGGAAGAAACGAACAGCGAAGAAGACACGGACGACGAAGAAGAGACTTCGAGCAATGATGACGATACTTCTGAAGAGGAAACTCCTAAGAAAGAAAGTCGAGCTGAAAAACGTATTCGTGAACTAAATGCTAAGTATCGTGAAGAAGAGCGTAAGCGTATGGAGCTTGAAGAGCTTCTTCGTAATCGTGATAATAAAACTTCTGAACTTCCGAAAACTGGTGAAGAAGAAAAGCCAAAGTCAAAAGAAAACAACGAAGAAATTAAACCGCCCCATTGGGATGATGAAGACGCAGAAGGAAACAAGATTTATCCGTTGGGTCAATTTGATCCAAAGTTTAATTCGGACCTTGTACGTTACACCATCCGAGAAGAACAGCAGCAGTTCCAAAAACAGCAAGCTGAAAAGGAACAGGCACGTAAAATTCAGGAAGCTGAAAAAGCTGTTCAACAGCAATGGGAAGAAAAATTAGCACCCGCACGGGAGCGTTATCCCGATTTTCAGGAACGTGGTCAAGAACTAATTGACCAATTTAGCGATCTTGAACCTAATTATGCTAAGTATCTTACGGACACTATTCGTTCAATTGACAACGGGCCGGACATTCTTTATCATTTGGCTTCAAACCCTGAACTTGCAAATGAAATTGTTCGTAGAGGTCCTGCACTTGCTAGTGTGGAACTTGGACGCCTTTCAGTGCAGTTCGATACAAACGATGGGCCAAAAACAAAAAACACGTCTCGTACGAAAGTAACCAACGCACCGCCGCCTCCTCCTACAACGAGGGGAACGTCTGCACCTAAAAAGAAAGACCTCGATAATCTAGACGATTTTGAAAGTGTTTTCTTTAAAGGTAATTAATTGGTGTGATTTTCGTATGGACACAAAACTATACAAAAACTCATACGAAAGGAAATAGTCATTATGGCTACTGTAACTGTCGATCAGGCAAAATTGGTCCTTAAATCTTTTGCTGCGATCTTTCAAAATAACCTTGTCTCGAAGGACCTCGTGACTTGGAATAAACACACTGGAGAAATGAACGACCGTAATGGCCTTACTGTTGTTGAACAGGTTACTCCTGATTACTCGACTACGTTTACGGACGAGTCTGTTGCTGATCTCAGTAGTGGTGTTCAAGATACTACGTTCGGTTCCGAACAGTATCGCCTCCGCAATGTTGTGGGCACTAGCATGGGCTGGGGCGACTTCGTGAAGATTCGGGACATCGGTGATGCTCGTGAAAGCGAAGCAATCAAGGCTGCTGCTCTGCGTCTCGCACATGACATTGATGCCTACATTCTGCGCTTTGCTGCTCTTGCATCGAACAACCTTTTGGGCGATGGTTCTTCGAACGTTTCGACTTGGGATGATGTGGCCGCTGGCTACACCCGCCTTAAGCAGGAAGGTTGTGAAGACGACTCGATGATTCGTGCAATCATGGCTTACGAAGATAAGCAGGCTCTCGGTAGGGATATTGTTGAGACCAACGTTACGGGTAACCTGACTGGTCTTGGTAATGGTGTTTATCGTAGCGGCTGGCAAGGTTCTATTGCGGGTATCCCGACGACCTTTACCCAGCAACTTCCAAGCTTTACTGTTGGTACTCGTCAGACGGCTTCGGCCTTGACGGCTGGTACAGCAGACTCGGCTGGAGCCTACGAAGACTACTGTATCTCCGGTGCTCCGGGCCAGTACCTCACTCAAATCCTTAACATGGATATTGGTGCGGGTTCTGAGACTATCGTTGATGGTGAAGTATTCACTATCGCTGGTGTCTTTGCTTGGGACAATCGGGCTAAGAAGGCGCTTCCGCATCTTCAGCAGTTCCGTGTTGTAGGTAACTTTACCGCTTCTATTGGTGCTGTTGCTCCTCGTGTTTATCCGGCAATTGTTACTTCTGGTCCATTCCAGACCGTTTCGGCGGCTCCTGAGAACACGGCTGTAGTGACGTTTGTTGGTGCGCCGGGTGCGGTTCTCAAGCCTCGTTTCCTTGCTAACAAGGGTGCTGTTTGCGTTCACACTATGGACCTCATCGTTCCGGCAACGGGTATTTCGATGCGTAAGGAGCTGACTAAGCTCCCTATGTCGGTTCGCATGTGGCAGGACTCGAAGTTTGAAACTGGCGAACACCGTGTTCGTTTCGATGTGGCTATCGAGCCTAACATCGTTGCAAACGCTCGTCGTCGTCTGGTTCGAATTAACGGTTCGTAATCTAACAATATGCTTGGGGCCTCTGCGCAAGGTAACACTTGTGTACGCCCCAAGTCTCATATTTAAGGAATAAAATATGCACGTACAAGAACGTTATTCGCCTGTTCCGGTTGCTGCTAACTCTACTGTTGTTTTGAACGGTAGTGGTGTTGGTGGCTTCCTTTGCACTACTTCTGGCACTGTTACTCTTGTTCGTAACAACGGTAATGGTAGTACAACTACTTTGGTAAGTGCAGCTGCTGTAACTGCCGGACAATGGCTTCCGCTTCCTTTTTACATCGGATCAGTAGGCGGTACTTTTACTACTGCTGGTGGTGCTGTAGGCTGTCTTGGGGTGGTATAAACAATGACTCTTATTTCAACGATTATTACGGATGCTTACCGAGAAACCAACCTTATTGCAAGGGGTTCCACGGAAACCGTAGCTGAGCAAACCGAGGCTCTTCGCCTGCTGGATCGGTATATTCAATCGTTGTTTGGTAACGAGGCAGGTGATAATCTAATGGAAGTGTTGTTTGGAAATAACAGCAACATTGACAATAGTACATATAACAATGAATTTGAAACGTTCATTACAAACTGGTTTATGCCTACAGGTTATCGGCTTAAACTAAATCTTGAACAGACAAAGACTATTAGACTTAAACCTAACCCTCAAGACGGTGCAATGTTTGGTGTTGTAGACGCCAGTAATAATCTTGCTACGTTTCCTCTTATTATCGATGGTAACGGTTCTCGTATTGAAAGCGTAACTGATCTAACTTTGAATACTAATGGTTTTGAGGGAACATGGTTTTATCGAGCAGACAGGGCAAATTGGCAAAGAGTTTCTGATTTACTGGTAACAGATGAGTCTCCGTTTCCTAAAGAGTTTGACGATCTCTTGATTATTGGCCTTGCTTTTAGGCTTGATCCTCGTAACGGCTCTGGTATTAATCAAGCTAGTGCAAATCGTTATCAAAGTATGCTCCGTAAATTTCGGGCTCGTTACTCTCAAATTCAAGAACGACCTCTTGATCGTTCTCTTTCTGATCTTGACGGAAATCAACGCCGGTATTGGAGAGGTTATAGCCTTAATGGAGAGTTTGAGCGTGGAAGTATTTTTAGATGGTAAAAGGTAAATAATAATGCAAGACCTTCCTCTTTTTCCTAGCGATTATAAAAGGCTTGTAGCTAAAGAGGCGTATATTCCTCTTATTAACCGTTTTGCAGAATTTAATCCTTCTCTTAACGAATCTAAGGTTTCTTTGATTTCTAGGCCGGGTCTTCGGTTTTTTGCAACTGCCGGAACAGGGCATGTTCGTAAGATTTTTACAGAAGCAGGGGCTTTTAATGGCGACGCTTTTGTAGTCAGTGGTAACAACCTTTATCGAGTAAATGCAACTACTGGTGTAGTTTCTGACCTTGGAGCTATAAGCACTTCTTCCGTAGGTGATGTCAGTATGGCTGCTACGTCTCCTATTGGTACTGATGTACCTAGTTATTTGTTTATTGCAGAAGGACAGGTCCTTTGGTTGTACACTGACAATGGACACGCACGAGGACAACTTCAAGCTTCTGGCGCAATAGCCAATAACGATAAAATTCAAATTGATGGTATCTATTACCAATGGACAAACGCCAGTGTTGATGCAGGGACACCTGATGGTTCTTTAAGCAATCCTTGGTTAGTCGATCTAGGTGGTAACAACTCTGAAGCTCTTACTAATCTGTTTATTGCAATTGACTCTAACGGAGAACCGGGGACTACTTATTCAACTAATCTAGTTGAAAATCCTAATGTCGAATCTTTGAGTTACGGAGCAAATGATTTATTTGTTCAGGCCAAGGTTCCGGGTGCAAGTGGAAACACTATTTCAACAACCGTAATTACAGGGGTCAATCTTTCTTGGAGTGCCACTACTTTAGAAGATGGTGGTACGGATCAACTTTCACAAGTAACTACTCCTGATGATGCTGGTGCTATTTCTGTGGCGCATATTAATTCGTTTGTTATTGTTGTTCCCGTTCAAAGCGATGATATTGGTACAGTAGGCAGGTTTTATTGGGTTGATCCCGGTGAACGAACGATTGATCCTTTGAATTTTGCAACAGCAGAAAGAAGCCCTGATCGTATTAATCAGGTAATTACTTTTTCTGATATGTTCTGGTTGTTTGGAGATAGAACCACAGAGCCTTGGGTTACTACTGGTTCTCCACAATCTCCTATGCAAAGATTTCAAGGGATTATTTTTGATAGGGGTTCGTGGGAAGGAACAGCCGTTAAAATTAGAGACAGTATGATCGTGGTAGACGAGGAAGGCGCGGTATTTATTATTAATAACGGTCAACGTCGTATTTCTAATTCAGGTATTGAAGAGCGAATTAGACGCTCTATCCAAATACAAGCTAAAAGGTCTATATAATATGAGCGTTCAATTCATGGATAACTTCTCTATTTACGGAGAGGACGAAACTATTATGTTGCAAGGAACAGCTTGGTCTGCTGTTTCTATGAGTACTTTGTTAAACGATCCTGATGGTGTATCTGGTGGAAAAGTGTTTCAAATTAAAAACTCAACTAGCTTTCAACCGTCTTTGATTGTTCCAACAGCTACAGATGTAATTAATGTAGCATTTCGTTGGTATGTAAGTACTCAACCTGAAAACTCTAGTCGTTGTCCAGATGTTGAATTTAGGGATGTAGACAATAGTGTACGATATATTGTACGTCAAACTGTAGTAGGTGGTTTGGAATTGGTCCGTACGGATGGGGCAGGCTCGGTTATTGATAACATTGAGCTTGCAGGTTTTACTACTGTAGCAACTTCTGGCGCTGTTCTTAGTAACGCTGTTTGGAACCACGTAGAGGTTAGCCTTAATCGTACTACTGGTGTTTATACTATTTGGGTAGAAGGTGTAAGTGTTCTAAATGGAACAGATGTTTCTCCGGCAACAGGAAATACCTCTATTGTCGCTTTTAGAGAAAACTGGCTTCCTTCTGCGGGTAGTTCTAATGCTAATATTTACATCAAAGATTTAGTTATTTCAGATAATAACGGAAGTGTTAACAACGCACAAATTGGTTCGGTTCAGGTTGTAACTCTTTCACCAAACGGAGATGTAAGCTCTGGATGGACTCGTAGTTCTGGTTCTACTGATTATGAACTTGTAGACGAACTTACACCAGATGATGCCAATTATATTGAAGCGGGTAGTACTCTTCCTGCGGCCAGTATTATGACACTGAGTAATTTGCCGCCAGATATTGTTGGTATTCGGGCTTTGCAAACTATGGTTCGAGCCTTGAAAACAGATGGCGGAGATGCGACCCTTAAAGTCTCTTTGGTTTCAGGTGTGGACGAAGACGCCGGAGCTACTCACGCAGTCCCTACTTCTGCTCAATATGAATGGGATATTAGCGAATTTGATCCGGCTACTGCGGCTCTTTGGACGCCCATCGCCGTAGATGCTGTAAATATTAAGATTGACAGGACTCTTTAACAATGGCTGATATTCGGGCTTCTCAAGTCCAAGTACTTGCAAGTATTTCAGAACCTTCTGAAGAAACGCGCGTATCTCAAGCAGCTTTACTTGTTGCTGAAGATTCAGACGGGGGTGATGTAAGGACTACTCAAGTTCATGTATTAGCTGCCGTAAAAGGGCGTGTAAATGATCCAGCCATCAGAGTTTGGACTGCGACGATTGATGGTCATGATTTTTATTTCTTACGTCTAGGTAATGAAGAAACCCTTGTTTATGATGTACAAACTGAACAATGGTATGTTTGGGGTGACTCTGATACTTTTTTATGGGGTGTATATACCGGAACAAATTGGGTTTCTGGTAATAAATTTGCCAGTACATTTGGTTCTAATATTCTAGTGGGTTCAGACTCTTCGGGTTCTTTGTATCTACTTGATCCTGATAAAGATAAAGATGATTCTGCTGTTGTAGGAAGGGATGCACAGGCTTTTACTCGTAGGATTACAAGTCAAATACCTGTTCGTGGTTATGACAGAATTAGTCTTTATCAAATAAATCTTCTAGGAAGTACGGGTAAACTTACTGACGAAACTCTTACTTCTATAACTTTGTCTTATTCAGACGATCAGGGTGAAAATTATACTGTAGCAGACACAATTAATATTCCGAATGACGCTTTGACAGCTAGGGCAACTTGGCTTAGTTTGGGAAGTTTTGAGCAACCGGGTCGTCTTATCCGTATTGAAGATGAAGGGGCTCTACGTCGAGTAGACTCTCTTACCATGAATTTGAATGTGAAAGAACAATAAATGTCTTTTAATGATATTAACCAGATGTTTTCTATTGTTGATCCTCAAACAGGAAAACCTACTGATTATTTGATGAGATTACTTAGAGACCGTGGAATAGACGTAACTAACATAGAAGATGTTGTTCAGGTTCTTCAAGAAGATGTAGACGCTATAAAACTAATTCTAGACGTTATAAATGGTACAGTTTTTACTGCTGGTACAGGACTTGAAGGGGGAGGCGTTCTAGGGACTAACGACCCCATTGAGTTTGATTTAGAGAATACTGCAGTTACTCCCGGTAGTTACACTAACACTAATCTCACGGTAGACGCACAAGGCCGTATTACGGCTGCTGCTAACGGAGCCGGTGGTGGAGGGGGGTCCTTATCCTTAATCAGCACAGTGACCACATCAGCTTCACAGGCAACAGTTACGTTTTCCAGTATTCCGGGAACATTCAAAGATTTGATATTGGTTGTGAACGCGAGAGGAACCGCATCTACGACAGCGGTAAATGTCCTTTTGAGAATGAATGGAGATACCGGAGCAAATTATAGTTATGAACGGATTAATCCTTTTGGGTCGGCTTTTGCCGCCGCAGGCACATCAATGGAAGTCGCCACTATAAACGCTGCTACAGCTCTTGCCAATAGGGGTACTTCTTTTGAGGCCGCAGTATTTAATTATGCTGACACACTATTTCATCGACAGATGACTTGTTTTCAATATATGGGAATAACCAACACCGCATCAAATTTCTTTCAAACCTCCACAGGAGGCTTCTGGAACAACACTACCAATGCAATAACCCAACTTGACTTGCTTCTTTCTTCGGGTGCATTTGTGGATGGCTCAATCGTCAGCCTGTATGGCAGAGGGTAACCTTAATTGAGAACTTATAATTTAGATAAAATAGAAAAAGCAGTTTCTCAATACTCTGAAGAAATTGTTGGATTTAACCCTTTAAAATGGGTTAGTAATCTTAATAACGTTGCCTTGATTAATAACAACGACGACGTAGCATTGTTTGAAAGGCAATATTTAAACCCTAAAAGTGTTTGTGGCCACTACTTCTTCTTCTCTCGTGGTAAGAAAGCGTTAATTGCTGCCAAAGAGTTTCTTAAAGAAATCTTTAAAGATGAATACGATATAGAAATTATATTAGGACTAACACCTACGGATCATAAAGGGGCTCTTTGGATGAACAAACAATTAGGTTTTAAAAATCAAGATATTATCGAAGGTGTCACAGGCCCCGTACAGTTGGTAATGATGACCAAACAACAATGGAAAGAGGATAACGTATAATGGGTGCTATTTTTGGAGGAAGCAAAAATTCTGGTCGTTCTGAGAACAGGGCGTATGGGGATCTTAATCAAGCGTTTAGTCCTTTGTTTGGACAGGCAACTAGCGCAGCTAATAGTTTGTCTCAATTACTGGGTGGCGATGCGACCGGGTTTAATGCGTATAAAGACGCTACGGGCTTTGATGCTCTAACTGAGCAAGGTTCGCGAGGTATTACTAATAACGCGGCTGCTCGGGGTCTCTTGCGCTCGGGCGCTAGCGGTAAGGCATTGTCCAACTACGGCAACACCATGCAGAACCAGTTCTCTAACAACTATATGCAACAGCTTTTAGGTCTTGGTGGTATGGG